AACTTTAGCAAAAAGGTCAAAACAAGACTGTTCACTTTTGCTCACTCCTGTATGGCACTTTAGGGGGATTGCAATGGAGGAGATCATTAAGGGGCTGTGGCTGGGCTCCGACGCCGATGTTCATCAAGCGAAGATGCGTGAATACTCCCGCCTCGCCTGTTGCAAAGATGGTCCGGATAGCCATCGCTCGATGCTTGGCTATACCACACTCGGCGCTCCGAAAGACAACTTTTATTACGCGGTCAAAAAGGGCAATGTGGTCGCGCTCAATTTGATTGACGTCGACGACCCCGCGTTTATTCCCGACGCTGTGATCGACATCGGGCTCAAGTTCATCCATCACGAACTCGCCGCGGGTCGCAAGATTCTAGTTCACTGCAATGCGGGGCACAGTCGGTCGCCCTCAATCACCCTGGCGTATCTCCATGCGATCGGAGAGTTGCCACAGAGGTTGGGGCGCGCGGAGTACGTATTCCGCACACTGTATCCGAATTACGATCCCGGCAAAGGGATGCGGGCTCGGATCCGGGCGCGATGGGATTCGTTGCCGACGTTCTTCCGCCGCCCTCATCAAACAGCGGTAGTTTGGGAGAGGGCTTAAACGCACAACCCTCCGAAAGTAAAAGTCGCACCGGACGCACCGAAGTTGCGGCGGCTTCCCAAGCACACAAAGATTTACGACCAGGGCGGGCGAGTAGAAGCCCCGAAAAAGGACACTAAGATGGCTGAAATGAACCCGTACGCGAAAGTCACTTCCGGCGACAAGAAGCCGAAGAAAGAGATCCACAAGATCGTCACGCATAAAACCGATGATGGTAAGTGGATCCATACGCACCAGCATCATCACCCTGAGCACCACAAAGAAGAGACCCACGTCTCTACGTCCATGAGCGACGTCCACAAGCACATGGACGATCACCTGGGTACCCCGAACGCTGGCGAAGACGCTTCGGCGGCTGGCGCGCCTGCTCCAATGACCGCGCAACCGAGTCCGATGCCTGCCCCCGCGGCTGGCGCGGCTCCGATGGTAGGGATGTAACCATGTCAGACGACGCAAAAGATATCGGCGCGGGGCTCGCGTATCGCGCCCAGCAGACCGCTGCAGTTGACGAGATGCATGACGAGGAGAACCACCCGCGCACGCCCGCGGCTAAGGAGAGTTCTCCGTACGCGAAGACTCCGCAGGAGAAAGTCGCGCACCAGCGTCCCGCCCCCAAGGGCGAAAAAGAGATGTACAAGAAAGCGTCTGACTGGACGACCGGGGTCAAGTTGTACGACAAGGGCGGCAAGGTCAACGTGAACGACGGCCAGCACCAACTCGCGGTGTTGAAAGACGGCGAGCGCGTTCTCACTGAGAAGCAGAACAGCGCATACGAGAAGCACATGGGCGTCGACGGCAAGGCTCCGACGACTCTGCCAGTTGGCGGCAAGACGATGCGCGACAAGAACGACGTCACGCCGGAGATTAAGCCCTCTCCCAAACTACCGCTGTTCGATGAGGGCGGCGAGTGTCACTGCTTTGACGACGGCGGGATGGTAGTTCATTCCCAGGCCGAGAAGGATCATTTTCATCGCGCGATGAGTCATCTGCACCAGGGCGGTCTGCACGATCACTTCGGCATGAAGCACGACGCGCCGATCTCGATGGCAAAGAAACAAGAAGCCGCGAATAGCGACAACCCACACGTCGCCGCTATGGGCCAGATGGCGGTCAACATGGCGCACTGGCATCACAAACACGCGCACAAAAAATAGGGTTTTCAGCATTTTGTTGAAAGTAGGGGGAGCGGTGAAACCAGAAGCCGTCAAGGTGTGGTTCGAACAACATCGGCACGATAAGAACTATCAGTATCGGGGATTGACGGAAACCGAGTTTAACGACCGCGCCAAAACTGCTTTCGCGCGCATGACGGAAGACCAGCGGGCGAAAGTCCTGAAGGTCTGCAAGAAATACGACCTGATCAACGTCCAAGAGATCGCGAACTATCGGTTCCTGTCGCAGACGAACCTATTCGCCCTGTGCAAGTTGCTCGAGAAATACAAGGACATGAGTGACAAGGAGTACGTCTGGAAAGACGGCACCGTTCACACTGTCCACGAGTCGATCTGCAACGAGTTCTTCGTCCGCAAGGATCCGACGTACGCGACTTTCAAGGCATTCGCTCTCACATACGCGGACTTGAAGGAGCGCCTGTTACTCGTCCCGCGCGGCGGGTTCAAGAGCAGCATGAACATGGCAGATTGTGTCCAGTGGATTATCTGCTACCCGGAAGTCACGATCATGGTGCTCACTGGAGTGCTGGATCTGGCGAACGACTTCGTCGGTGAAATCAAGGGTCACTTCGAACTGGAGGAGAACCCGAATCAGAGTGACATCTTCGGGAAGAAGAGTTTGCGTCCGCGCACTATGCCGGACGGAACGCCTTCGTGGTTTCAGATCCTCTTTCCTGAGCACTGCGTCGAAAAAGAGATCGGCAAGGCGAACGAATTTCAGACGCCCGCGTGCGCGACGCCGGACAAAGAGTGTACGGTCTTCGCGGCATCAATCGAGCAGAACTTGGTCGGTTGGCACGTCGGGATAATGAAGTTGGATGACGTCGTCACGAACGAGAATTCGCAGACGGCTGACCGCATCAAGAACATCAACAAGCAAGTCTCGATCAACCAAGCCATGTTGAACCCCGGCGGGTTCTACGACAAGATCGGGACGTGGTACGACGGTAGCGACACGTACGGTGAGGACATCAAGAACAAGGCTAAGTTCGAAGCCGACGGCGATGTCTTCCCAATGAAGATCTACATCCGCCCGTGCTGGTGGTTGAACGAAGCGGCTACCGCTGCGGGCAAGATCGAAGAAGAGGCGACCGAGCAAGATTACGTCCTCTGGTTCGACGAGCCGATGCAGTTGAACTACGAGTTCCTGCGTAAGAAGAAAAAGTCTGATCCATATTTTGCGATCAAGTACCTGAACGATCCGCTGCAGATGAACGTCATCAAGTTCCCGCGCAGCCTTTTGATCAGGCACACGATCAACGGGAACGATCTGCCGGACACCGGGATGATCGTCACTGTGGTCGACACTGCGTACTCCACCAAAAACTGGGCGGACTATACGGTGATCATCACGGCTCTGATTTACAACGGGCGATTCTACGTCATAGACATGAATCGCGGTCGGTTCAACGAGTACGAGTTGCCCGCGATGGTCGCGGCGGCTGGGCTCAAGTGGAAGCCGAAGCGCATCTCGATCGAGGAGACGGGCGCTATCAAGTACGTCCAGCGCGAAGTCTATCGCGAGATGGAAAAGTTAAAGATCCGGATTCCGGTTGAGTTGGTGCCGCTCGGAAAGGGCGACAAAAAAGTCAACTCGAAGCAAAAGAAAGCAGGGCCGCTCTTGCGGTACCTGGGCTTGGATCGGTTCAAGTTTGTCAATATTTGCCCCGGTCTCGAAGAGATTTACACTGAGTTGGAAAAATTCGGAACGGCGTCAAGCGTACATGACGACATCGTCGACGCGCTCGCCATTCTGGTCAACCAATACGCCGGGTACGCAGATATAGAGGGCCAACAGACGGCGGCTAACACGAGTTATGTCCCTGACACGAAGTTGAAGAATTACTACGATCAGGTTCACTGCCTTGGTAAGTTCTCCAAGATGAAGCAGGACGTGGCTCTGGAGTTCCCAGACGCGAACGCGTCCCAGGTCGCGCAAGCGGTCAAGGACGAGTTGAGTTACTACGACCCGCTGGCGGACCTACTTCAGTAAGGAAGGCACAATGTCGGAATTAGAACTTCAAGACGCCTCTCCTGCTGCGCTTCCCGCTCCTCCGGAGCCAGACGGCAATCCGTTTGCGCTGATCACCGCCACAAGTTCTGACAAGGACGGGCTGATGATCACCAAGCAGAGCAATCTTGCTTTGGTCGTGCAGTCAGCACAGGAGTCCGAGAAGTTCATTCAGGCAAAGCAGTGGGCATTGCTGTGGCGCGATGCGGATTTGTTGTACCAATCGCCCCGCCCGATGGATGTCTACGAGAACACGTACGTCATCACGCCGAACGTCCAGCGGTTCACAGTAGCCAAGGTTTGCAACGCGGTTGTCCCGCAATTGTACAAGGGTCTGTTTTATGACGACCCGCCGATGCTTATGCGCCCGCGCCCCGGTACACCGCAGCCCGTTGTGGATGCAAAGACCGCGATCTTTTCGTTTCTGCTCGATGATTGCAACTTCAAGACCCAGGTGAAATGGGGCTTGGAGCAGATGGCGCATCTGGGCACGGGAATCTTTAAGTGGGGATACGACTGGAAACAGGTCGTGACCCGCCGACGTAAGGCGACGACTACCTCGGTCGACAGTGTAGCCCCGAATGGTACGGACGACCCTACGGTCTATCCGACGGACGAGCCGCCCAGCATTACCGAGACCATGAAGGTCATGCCACTGCCGACATTCGAGTGGCGTCCGCTGGACAAAGTGTTCGTCGATACTCAACTCAACGTCAGTGACATTCGCAAGGCAAAATGGGTCATCGACGTCCGCGACTGGGACTGGTACGAATTCAGCGAGATGAAAAAAGCCGTCGAAGCGGCCAAGAAACAAGGCGCGGATGACGACAACGTCACTGGCTGGAATTTTTGGGCTGACGGCGTGATCAAGGCTTTGTGGAATCAGCCGAACACCGCTCCTCCGCTTGTCGCAGATCAGGCGATGTACGTCAAGGGTGTCGTCCATCACGCGGAAGAAATCAACGTCCAGAACAGCCCGGATCCGCTGCGGAAGAAACTCGAAGTTCTCGAGTACTGGGATAATGAGCGCAAGGTCATCGTCCTCAACCGCAGGTATGTGATCTTCGAAGGTAAGAATGAATTCAAGCGCATCCCGTTCCTGAGCGCGAATTGGTGGAATCGACCCAAGGCTTTCTACGGTATGGGGCTGGGTCTTATCGTTGGCCAGAACCAGCGCGTCGACCAGGGCACCATTAACGCCATTCTGAAAATCCTTTCGTTCGGCGTCAACCCAATTTACTTGCGCCAGCGCGACGAGAACGCGCCGACGCAGATGATCCGAACCGGGCTCGGCAAGATTCTCTCGGTGACCGATGTCGAGAAGTCATATGGACTTCTGGAAACGCCCAAGGTTCCCAGCGACGTCTGGTCTGCATTGAAGGAGAGTGAGCAAGCAACCGAGTCCTCTTCGGGCGCAGATGCACAACTTGTCCAAGGGTCGTCCGCAGGACCGCGCTCGTCAATGGGGCGCACGGCAGGCGGGGCTAACATCCTAGCGGGTGCGAGCGCAACTCGACTTGACGGACCTCTGGACAACTTCATCGAGCAAGTCTTCAAGCCGTTCCTCGGCGTGCTGGATTACCTCACGTTCAACGTGATGAGCGATGCCGCGGTCCTTCACCTTCTCGGCAAAGAGATGGGTGCGGAATTCCTGAAGACGTTCAAACTGCAGGAGTACCACGATGCTCAGATCGAATATGAAGTTCTCGCCGGGTCATCGCTCGCTGCGAAGCGCACGATGGCACAGAGCATGGTGATGCTCACTCAGATCCTCGAGAACCCGAACCTGCAAGAGATGCTCGCGCAGGACGGCAAGAAGATCAAGATGGAACCCATCATCGCGATGTGGATGGAAGCCAGCGAGTGGAAGAATAAGAATGACATCGTCGTCGACATGACGCCCGCGGAGAAAGCCGAACGTAAGGCCAACTCCAAGGCGGCACTCCAGGCACAGATGGTTCAAGCCAAGCAGCAGGGCGATCAGCAAAAGTTCGCCCAGAAGCAGCAACTTGAAGATCAGGCCAGTGACAACCGCATCAAGCGGGACATCACGCGTGAGGCCGCGAAAGCGAGTGGCATGAGCGAAGCCGTAGAGGGAACACCTTCCCCCGGCGGACTCCAGGGCATGTTGCCGACGGTCGAGTAGATATAAGGGTTAGGGGGCTAAAATCCCAATTGCAGAAAAGCCCCCAACATTTCTAGGAGGATGCATGATCATTCCGCCCCATCAGGATGTCGCTGAACACTTCGAGATGGATGAGACCGAGCGCGCGATCGTGACCGCTTACATCCAGCAGGACGGATGGAAGTTGATCAAGAAACTGATCGAGCAAGAGATCCGGTTGCTGAACGTGCATCTGTTGAACACGCCGGAAGAGCAGACGGAAGCCGTCCTCTCCCGGTTCAAGGTCGCTAAAGCCGCCGCGATGGTCTACGCGGGCGTGATTAAGAGATTAGAAGAGGCGCGGGCGATACAGGAAGCCAAGTCGCTCGGCATCGGCACGATGGCTAACCCGGAGAGTATCCCGCTAATGCCAGAGTTTGAGTAAGAACATACAGGAGGAGTTATGGCAGAAACACCTATTGAGCAGGTCACTGCGCCCGTCGCACCCGCCGCGCCGACCCAACATCGGCACGAGTATCAGCCGACGGACGAACACGGTCGCGCACTCGGCGGCAAGCAAGTTATTTTGTACACGACGCCGGACGAGTTGGCCACAAAGTTGACCGAGCAGAACGTCCTCTTGATCCGCAAGTTGAGGGAAGAGGGTCGTAAGCGTCGCCTGGGAATTGACGATACCGTCCCAGAAGCCCAGGAGCGGATGAAACCTGTCCTTGAGTTCAAGGGACGTGACCTCACCGCAGACGAAGCGTTCGCCCTCTCCAAGGATCTAAACGACCCGGAGAAGATGGTCACGGCGCGCGATCTTTTGATCGAGACCGCGATCGGGGTGAAGCCCGCGCAGTTGCGCGAGTTCCTCCAGCAGCAACAAGTTTTCGAAGTCCAGCAGCGTGCGGTAGAGCAGTACGCCGACTTCGCCTATGCCACGCCGTCGTATCACGACTGCGCGGAAAATAGAATGGTCCTGACGGATTGGATGTTTAAGAAGGGGCTGGCACCAACCGTCGCGAATTACCAATACGCCTCTTCACAGTTGCAAGAAGCCGGATTGCTTTTTGCAGCGCCGGAGCAGCAGCCTCCGGCAGCCGTGCCCAGCACGGACCCGGTCGTAGAATCGCCACGACCGGCTGCAGAACCTCCCCGGATTGGGACGGAACCGCAGCCGCAGCCAAAGCGCCAAGTTCACATACCATCAGGTTTGAATGATTCAAACTCTTCAACCAGCACTGAGTTGGGGCCGATCCAAACATCGGGCGCAACTCGTGAAGATGGAACTTTGTTGACCTTGCGTGACATCAACAGAATGCCTTCGGACGAGATCCGGAAGCGTATGAAAGACCCCGCGTTCAACGCGTTGGTCGAGAAGTTAGAAACCGAGCAAAAGCAGAAAAAAGCGGCTCTCGGTCTTCAAAAGTTCTAACGTCTTTTGACCTGTTGATTGTCTAAGGGAAAAGCACCAATGAGTTTCTCTCCTAGCGGCAATCAGTTAAGCAACCTGCCCCAGTCCACGGTAAAGTTTTACGATTCGAAGTTCCGTGAGAACCTGAAGGCTCAGACACCTTACGTTCGTTGCGCCGAGCGCCTCGCTCTGCCGATGAAGTCGGGGAACCAGTACGAGATGTTCATGTACGTTCCTCTGGCCGCGAACACCACGCAGACCACTGAAGGAACCGTCGGTTCGTCTCTGTCGGTCAACGTCCTGACCAACACCAGCACCATCGGTGAGTACGCGGACTACGCGAATTTCTCGTCTCTGTCTTTGGCAACCTCCATCGACCAGACCGTCGAGAACGTCGCGAAGGAAATGGCGTATCGGTTGGGCGAGTCCTTGTCGGCTCTCGTGCGCGCCACGGCAGACGGTGCATCCAGCATCGACTCCAGCGTGCTCGTGCAGTTGGCAGCGTCCAGCACAACGTCTTTCACGGCGCTGAGTTTGTCTCAGATCCGAAACAGCGTCCAGTCTTTGGCTGGCCGATCTGTGAAGACCCGCGACGGAGGCATGTTCTCCGGCGTGATCCACCCGTTCGCGCTCGGTGACGTCGCGGCTGATAACAGCAACGACTCCCCGATCGACATCCTGAAGCACACCG